AACCGTGAGTGCATGATATGGCTTTTACCTTCACTACCTTAAAGACCGCCATACAGGATTATACAGACAATACGGAGAGCACCTTTGTAAGTCAGCTAACCAGATTCATCCTGAATGCGGAAGAACGTATCCTGAAGGAGTGTCAGTTAGATGACTTCAGGAAGAATGTGACGGGTACGGTCACGCAATCGGTGAAGTTCCTGACGAAACCAACAGATTTCCTGTCTCCCTTCTCCCTGAGTGTTGTGAATAGTTCCAATAACGAGTTTCTTGAATATAAACATCCGACTTTCCTCCAGGATTATACGCCTGATCCCACTACGACGGGGGTGCCTAGATATTACGGCGATTGGGATGAAAATAGTTTCATCGTGGCTCCTACGCCTGACGGAAATTATACAGCCGAGTTGCACTATTTCTATCGTCCCCAGTCCATCACCGCATCAGATGATGGAACCAGTTGGCTTGGTACGAATGCTGAGTTGGCTCTCTTGTATGGCAGCTTGATGGAAGCTTATACCTTTATGAAAGGTGAGCAGGATCTGTTGACGCTTTATAACAGCAGGTTCCAGGAATCTATCCAATGGCTGAAGAATTTAGGGGAAGGTGAGCAGACTCAGGATCAGTACAGGTACGATACCGTCAGAAGAGGTGTTCAGTGATAGATAAGGATCTGAACGGCGCAGAGATCGCCATTGTAGGACTCGGCGGGACACAGGGAACCTTCACTTCCTCCGCTGCTAACGGCAAGGTCTATGATGAGGTTTGGGCTATCAATTCCATGATGGTCCCGATCAAACATGACCGCGTCTTTATGATGGATCCGGCAGCACGGTTTCTGGATACCGAGAATGCGGGTGCCCAGACAGATGCGATGAGGAAATCCTTGGGCGAACATCCAGGACCAATCTATACCTGCACCTTGGACAAAAGGGTTCCAGGTGCTGCTCTCTATCCCCTGAAAGAGGTGGTCAAGGACACGGGCCTTTGCTATTTCAACAACACCGTCCCATATGCCATAGCCTTTGCTGTGTACCAGAGAGTTGCCAAATTATACCTTTATGGGATTGATTATTCCTATAAATCCAACCTTGTCATGGCAGAGGCGGGAAGGGCCTGTGCCGAGTTTTGGCTTTCCACAGCCATTGCACGGGGTATGAAGGTGGAAGTTGCCCATGATTCCACCCTTTTGGACACAAATGTCCCCGAAGCGGAGAAACTTTACGGGTATCATCGGTTAGACGATCCTCTGGTGATGTCCATTTCGGAGGGAAACTTGACTATAACGAGACAGTCAGAATCCACTCCTCCCGAGCCTTTGGATGAGGATTCTGACAAGCTTTTCCTGTATGGACGGCATGATACGGTCGTTCCTTTGCAAAAGGTGGGAAATGTTTGATGTGAATGCCACGCTGTCTGTGGGGAATGTCGGTGTTATTTCCACGAACAATAGGGGGTTATCCGTAGAGGAAATAGCCAAGATAGCCATTGATAAGATATTGTATATGGCGAAAGACACCCCTGCGCCTCTTCGGGACCAAGTGCTGGACTTCAAACTTGTCTTGGAGGAGGTTATACTTGGGTACTTGAAGGTTGCCGTGGATCAGGATCGGGCAACTATTTGCGCCAAGCTACGAGATGCTGGTTATCCTGAACTAGCGAGTAATCTAAGGAGCCTTTGATATGGCGATCACAACGGCGATGTGTACTTCCTTCAAGAAGGAGCTTCTTGAGGCGGTCCATAACTTCTTACTCTCTGGCGGGGATACGTTCAAGTTGGCCCTGTATGCCATTAGTAGCGGCGGCAAATCCTCCACGACAGCTACCTTGGGAGCGTCAACCACAGCTTTCACCACTCTTGGCGAAGTGGCTTCTAGTGGAAGTTACACTACGGGTGGGGGCAGTTTGACAAGGATTGATCCAGCCAGTAGTGGGACTACGGGGTATACGGACTTTGCTGATATCAGTTTCACGACGGCGACCATCACGGCAAGGGGCGCTTTGATCTATAATAGTAGCGATTCGAACAAGGCCGTTTGCGCCTTGGATTTTGGTGGCGACAAGACAAGCACGGCAGGTACGTTTGCTGTCGCCTTTCCCGCCGCTGCCGCGAGTACAGCGATTATTAGGATCGCGTAAAGGGTAATGCATTGGTTCAAATCTCTGGTTGGGGTCGAGGAACCTGGAATGAAGGTGCTTGGAACACATACCTTTCCGTTGATCTCACAGGTGTCGCGGGTACAGGCGCTGTCGGCACTGTTACAGTTACAGGCACAAGCACCCTCACCCTTACGGGCGTTGCGGGGACGGGGGCACTTGGCGTTGTTGTTCCAGCGGCGGGTGCTGGAGTCACCCTTACAGGTGTTTCCGCTACCGGCTCACTTGGCACTGTCACGGTTACAGGGACATCAAATGTTGTTCCAACAGGCGTCTCGGCCACTGGTTCGCTTGGTACGGTTGTTCCAACGGGCACAAGTACGCTTACTCTCACGGGCGTCTCGGCAACTGGAGCGGTTGGCACCGTCACTGTTCAGATCAGTGTCTCTGTCACTCTTACAGGCGTTTCAGGGACGGGAGGAATTGGAGAAACCAATGTTTGGAGCCTTATCGATGAGTCCCAGACCCCAAGTTGGTCCGCCGTCAGTACAACACAAACTCCAAGTTGGTCTGATGTTAGTACGACGCAGACCCCAACTTGGACTGATATAGCAGCATAGGAGAGAAGTTGTGGCATCTTCATTCACAACGAGTTATGGCATCGAGAAGATCGGTTCCGGCGAGCAATCCGGGACCTGGGGAACAACCACCAATCACAATCTAGACCTTCTGGATCGGATTGCTGCATATACCTCGGTCGCTCTTTCAGGCACCACCCATACGCTCACGGTACGTGAAGCTTCCCCGGATTCCGGAACTGAGAATCTGCAAGACGGCATGTACCGTGTGATCAAATTTACGGGCGCACTCGGAGCCAACAATACGGTCACCATCGCGCCAAATACGACCAAGGCTTACTTCATCGTTGAGAATGCGACGACGGATTCCGGTTCAAGCGGCCCGTATTCGGTTGTTCTTAGCCAGGGTTCCGGGGCGAACGTCACGCTTCAGAACGGCAAAAATGCCATTGTTTATTGTGATGGGGCTGGGTCTGGGGCAGTTGTCTACAATGGTTTGGCTGACGTTCAATTTACTACTCTCGAAGTCACGGGCGCTGCGGCGATTGATGGTGCGGCAACTTTTAGCAGTACAGTTACTGTTGGTGTTAATGACACAGGTTATGATGTTAAGTTTTTTGGAGCCACCTCTGGTAAATATGCTTTGTGGGACGAAAGTGCTGATAGTTGGATAATTAGTGGCACCCAATCTACGGTTACTGCGGGTACTTCAAACTACATTGCAGGTGTTAACGCAGGTAATTCAATTGCATCAGGCGGTAACAACAACGTAGCTATAGGTGATGAGGCTGGCACGGCTATCACGACAGGCGATCAAAATACTTTAATTGGATATGCCGCTGGTGATGGATTTGATACAGAATCCTACAATGTTGCTGTAGGTTACAATGCTTTAGGTGGAGCTTCTTATGCTGCGGAATACAATACAGCTATAGGTACTAATGCAGGTGCAGCAGTTACTACAGGAGGTGTAAATGTTTTTGTAGGTTCTAATTGTGGCGATGCAACTACCACGGGTGCTGGTAATGCAGCAGTTGGACAGGAAGCTCTTGGTACTAATACAAGTGGAAGTTACAACGCAGCTTTAGGTTATAACGCATTAAAACTTAATGAGACAGCATCTAACAATACTGCTGTAGGTCATAATGCTCTAACTGCGAATACAACGGGAACAAACAACGTAGCCATTGGTGCTTCTGCTGGTGACGCCATCACAACCGGAGGAAGTAATGTCGCAGTTGGTAATTCAGCATTAAGTTCTCTTACTACCCTGTCTGAAAATGTTGCTGTTGGTAATGCGGCGATGGCAAATGCTACGAGTGCCAGTGGTAACGTAGCCGTTGGTGATAATGCAGGTGGTGGAGCTACTAATACATCAGACAACAATGTCTGGATTGGAAATAATGCTGGTTACGCAACAACCAGTGGCGCGAGTAATGTGTTGATTGGCTATGCTGCTGGAGATGCAGTAACAACTGCCTCACAAATAACAGCCCTTGGCTATAATGCCGCTGGAGCCATGATATCAGGAGTTATGACCACTGCTATCGGATATGAAGCATTGGCCGCCGAAGATACTGAAAGTTATAACACGGCTCTTGGTGCTTACGCTATGAGAGTAGCGAACGGAGCAGGTTATACAGTTTGTGTTGGGTATAATGCTGGTGCTGCAATTACAACAGGAGATAGTAATACGGCTGTGGGCGCACAAGCTCTTGATGCCAATACAACGGGATCAGATAACACCGCCCTTGGATACGCTGCACTGAGTGGTTTAACGACTGCTGGCTCTAATACAGCGGTGGGTACTAATGCTGGGATAAATACAACTACCGGCGATTCAAATACATCGCTTGGTACAAGTGCTTTTGTAGCAAATACGACCGGAGCATCGAATGTTGCCGTAGGCGTTCAGGCTCTAGATGCTAATACGACGGCTGCTGGTAACACCGCTCTGGGCTACCAAGCTATGAGTGCAAATACGACCGGAACAGGTAATGTTGCGGTGGGTTATCAAGCTCTCGATGCTGTCACAACGACATCTGGGCATACTGCTGTAGGATATAATGCTCTTAGCGCAACAACCGACACTGGCAATACCGCTGTTGGTTATAATGCTTGTCGTGACACTACTGGGGGCGCTTATAACGTAGCCGTGGGTCACGAGGCTCTACTATTAAATACAAGCGGGGTGTATAATGTCGCCATAGGTAATGGTGCTCTTGATGCCAATACTACGGGAGGTAATAATACAGCCGTAGGCCGTATTGCTCTGGGTGCAAATACAACGGCTTCTAATAATGTAGCGGTTGGTTCTAGTGCTTTGTTAGTAAATACCACCGGAACGACTAATACAGCTGTTGGCGCTAATGCTCTAGATGCTAATACGACGGCTGCTGGTAACACCGCTCTGGGCTATCAAGCTCTGAGTGCAAATACGACGGCAGCCAATAACACTGCTGTGGGCCGTGCTGCCCTGCTAGTCAACACAACTGGAGGAACTAATGTTGCAGTAGGTGCTTATTGCCTTGATGCCAATACAACGGGTGGTTTTGGTACTGGAGTGGGTTATGCCGCACTAGGTGCGAATACGACCGGAGCCAATAATGTAGGTATTGGTTACGCTGCTATACAAACTAATACAACAGGCTCTAGCAATATTGGCATTGGTTATAGAGCATTAGGTTCCAACACGACGGCTGGTAGTAATGTTGCCATCGGTCTTGATGCTCTTTTTGCGAATACGACCGGATCTAGTAATCTAGCCATAGGCAATTATGCTTTAGACGCTGCTGTTGATGGTGTGAGTAATGCAGTGGCTATTGGTTATGCCGCACTAGGTGCGAATACACATAGCG